TAGTCAAAGCCTTTTACCAGTTATTAAATTAAAAACTTAATCAAAACCGACCGCACTTTTATGTGCGGTTTTTTTATGGAGATTTAAACAATGGTCAAAGTTAGATTTTACGGTGCCCTTAAACAGTTTGGCACTGAGTTTAATTTAGAGGTAAACAACACGGCAGAAATTATCCGTGCTTTAACCGGTCAGATTCCGAATTTACGCCAATTTTTACAACAAGGCTTATTTAAAGTGCGTATTGGCAAAGACTATCTTGATCGCCGCTATTTAGAAAAGGGAATGTTCTATCAGTTAAAAGAGGGAATGTCAGTTTGTTTTACACCGGTACTGAAAGGAGCAAAAAGAGCGGGGATATTCAATATTGTAGTCGGTGCGGTATTAATTGCCGCCTCTTGGTATGCAGGTGGTGCGGCAGGTTGGGCATATTTAGGTGCAAGTGGTTACGGTATGGCGACAATGGCATTTATGGCTGGGGCGTCAATGATCCTAAGTGGAGTGAGCCAAATGCTTACTAAAATGCCATCAATGGATATTGGAAAGTCAGAATCGGAGAAGAAAAATTCAACATCATTTTCAAGCTTATCTAATATGGCAGCACAAGGAAAACCTATGCCACTCGCTTATGGACGTATTAGAACAGGTTCATTGATTATTTCACAAGGTATTGAAACGATGGATGTTGATGTGGCAACACCGGAACAAAATAGCGGCAGACGCAGATTTAGAAGATAGGCGGAAAAAACTTAACTCAATATAAAACAAACCCCGAAAGTTTGCCGCTTTCGGGGTTTTTCATATCCACTTACTTACCCTAAGAGGACATAAACTTTGGATAATTCTACAACAATCATTCCTTTTATCAAGGAGTTTATAATGGAATATGGTTTCTTACAAACAATTCTCGGTATTGCTTTTCTTATTTTTATTTGGCGTTTGCCGAATATTCTTGCTGTGATTAAAGATTGGAAAAAGTAGGAGTTAATTATGGGAAAAGGCGGCGGTGGCGGACGTACACCGGTTGAAGCAAAAGAAAGCGGTCGCAGTAAGCAGCTTGTCAAAATTGTTGAAATTATTTCAGAGGGGGAAATTGAAGGCTTAGCAGATGGGATGAAATCCGTCTATCTTGATAATACACCGATTCAAAATCAGGATGATTCTTACAATTTCAGCAATGTTCAACTTGAAGGGCGGGTAGGCTCACAGGTTCAGGATATCATCTCCGGTTTCAATACGTCAGAAAAAGAAATCTCGGTGGGGACACAAGTGCGGAAAACCACACCGATTACCCGCACGATAACCGATAGCAAAGTCTCTCGTTTGCGTTTAACCCTTGGTGTTCAATCACTATTTCACCAAAACGATCAGGGTGATACGAACGGGGCAACCGTGAATTTGACGGTCTATATCGGCAATCAGAGCTATCCAATAACAATTAGTGGTAAATACAGTTCACAGTATTTACAGCAACATACCTTTTCCGGTTTGCCTGCGGTGCCGTTTACTGTTCGTGTTGAACGAAACTCAGAGGATAGTAAGTCACAACGATTGCAAAATAACACGGTATGGGCGAGTTACACGGAAATTATCGATACGGAATTTACTTATCCGAACACCGCATTAATCGGGGTGAAATTTGATTCGGAATATTTCTCGAATATCCCGAATCGCACTTATGATGTCAAAGGGATTAAGGTCAAAGTACCGTCAAATTACGATCCGAAAACCCGACAATATCGCGGTATGTGGGACGGCACATTTAAACTAGCGTGGTCGGATAATCCGGCTTGGGTGTTGTACGATGTAGTCACAAACAAGCGTTATGGTTTAGGCGGCCGTTTGGGGGAGTTTGGTGCGGATAAATGGGCGTTGTATCAAGTAGCGCAATATTGCGATCAGTTGGTTCCCGATGGTTTTGGCGGTAAAGAGCCTCGTTTTACCTGTAATGCGTGGCTGACCGACCAACGGGCGGCTTATGATGTGATCAATGATATTTGTTCGATTTTCCGTGCAATGCCGGTATGGAATGGGCGAGAAGTGACGGTCGTCATGGATCGTCCGTCTGATCCGGTGTGGACTTACACCAATGCGAATGTTGAAAACGGTGAGTTTACTTACACCTTTTCAGCCAAAAAAGCTCGTCATAATGCGATCCAAGTGGAATATGCGGATAAAGACAATGCTTATGAAAAAACCATTGAATATGTTTCCGATGATGAGGCAATCCGAAAAAATGGTTTAAACGTGAAGAAAATCACCGCGTTTGGCTGCACCTCCCGTGGCCAAGCACATCGCACCGGTTTATGGTTATTACAGACCGAAAAATTGGAAACCAAAACCGTGACGTTTACTGTCGGAACGGAAGGGTTAATGCACATACCGGGCGATATTATCAAAGTAGCGGATATTGATTATGCCGGCACAAATATCGGTGGGCGGGTATTAAACATTGACGGTAGGAACGTCACGTTAGATCGTGAAATCGACATCACGGCAAAGAGCTACTTTACCTACATCAATGCACAGGCAAAACATCAAGATATTAAAATTTTGTCAGCAAATGGGGCGGAAATCACCCTCGATACTGAACCGACAGGCTTGACGGAATATGGGGTTTGGTCGCTCACCACGCAACGAATCAATACGCAATTATTCCGTGCCTTAAGTGTGAAAGAGCAAGACAAAGGCAAATATACCATTGTTGCTTTACAACACGAGCCACAGAAAGAAGCCATCGTTGATAACGGGGCGGTTTTTGAACCGAAAGCGACCAGTATCCTTGTCGTGCCGAAAGTCAATGATATTCAAATCCTCACCAATCCGGACGGTAGCATTAACATTAATGCGGATGTCAGCGGCGGCAATGGCTTGGTGAAATACGATATTTTAATCTACAAAGGGACGGCGCTATTTGATGTACGTTTAGGATTAACCTCACCGGAACTGGATTTAAGCAATCTTGAAAACGGCGAATACACCGTGGTCATTCGTGCGAAAAATGAGAAAGGGCAACTGCTTAACGAACGCACGCAAAGCTTTACCATCGACCGCCCTCCCGCCCCAACCGGCGTACGGGTGACTGGTGGCTTAGGCAATATCACGCTTGAGTGGGATTGGATAAATGACGCGACAGCCACAGAGATTTTTGCAGCAGAAACGGACGATATTCAAGCTGCAAAACGTATTGCAAAAGTCACCGCTCGAATGTACACCCACGAAGTGGGCGCAAAACAAGTGCGTTACTATTGGTTACGTCATACCCGTGGCATTAATGTCGGCCCGTTTTATCAACAATCAGGCTTAAGGGCGGAAAGTGCGGTCGATATTGACGAAGAATTAGCGCTGCTTAATGAAAAGTTGTCACAAAATATCATCAATGACGTGATTGATACCGCATTGCCGGCACGTAATTTGGAATTGATTCAAACCGTGACAGGGCTAGATGTGAACACGTTTACCGGCTATAAACAGGTTCATAACACGGCAGATGGAAAGCTTTATGTTTGGGACGGTAACAAATATAAAGTGAATGATGTTGATATTAGCCAAATTCCGGTGGAAAACATTGTCGGTAAAATGACGAGCGATCAAATCGAAAGTTTGAATGTCGCTAAACTTATCGGCAAATTGAATAGCGGGCAAATTCAAAATATCAACGCAAACCAAATTAGTGGAAGTATTTCAGCGAATCAACTTGCCGCGATTCCTACCACTAAACTGAGCGGTACGGTGAGTGCGGCACAGATTGCCGCCAATGCGATTGCAACCAATCATTTAGCGGCAGGGGCGGTTACCACGGCAAAACTTGCAACCGGCTCGGTTGTCGCTGAAAAAGTCGCTGCTAATGCGATCACTACCGATAAAATCGCAGCAAATGCCATTAATGCTGCCAAAATCCAAGCTCAAGCCATTGGTGCAGCCCACTTAGCTGCAAAAGCCGTCACCGCCGACAAAATGGCGGCGAACTCTGTCAGCACGGCGGCATTACAAGCCGGTGCAGTACGGGCGAATCACGTTGCGGCAGGGGAATTGACGGCAGATAAATTGGCAATTGGGTTGGGTGGCAATCTCTTGTATAACCCGATTTTTGCGAATAACGGCTACGGTTGGACTTCAAGTAATGGCTCTTATACCGGAGGCACAATTACGAGACACTATATCGGTCAAGGGACAGCAGATTTTACATTGAAAAATTCAATGAGTTCCGAAGAACGAATGGTTAAGTTGCAATTTGCTGAAAAAATCAGCACGCCAAAAAATCAATGGTCTGATGTAATTCGACAAAAGATAAGACTTATTCCCAACCAATGGTATATGTTTAGCGCATACGTTAAATCTTATCGGTGCGGTGCATTTCTTTTAGTTGAGGAGTTAAATACAAATGGAGGTTACGTTAAAGCTGTTACAAGCAAAAGGCTAACAAATGCTGGTAGTTTTGCACACGGTATTGATAGTGCAACAAGAAACTATGTGAAATTTAGATGCCCAGCTAGTGGTTATGTTGAAGTAATTGTGCGAGCTGATAATCAGTCTGGAAACGATCCCGATGTTTATGTAGCCCGCCCAATGCTCGAAGAATGCACCGAATACACCAGAGAGCCAAGCCCTTGGCAAAATGCTGGTGTAACGGCAATTCACGGCGGATCGATTGTTACCAATACCATCACCGCCCAACAAATTGCCGCCAACACCATCACCACCAATGAGATTGCCGCCGGTACGATTGCTGCCCGAAATATTGCGGCAAACAGTATCAGTGCCTCGCATATTGTGTCGAGATCGTTAAGTGCGGATAAATTAAATATCTCGAATTTGGCGGCGATTAGTGCGAATTTGGGACGAGTGACTGCAGGAACAATCACAGGGACGAGCATTGAAGGGAATGACATTCGTGGGGGAATGGTATCGGGTACAACAATTAATGGTTCAACAATTAATGGAGGATTGATAAAAGGGGCAAGGATTGAGGGGATAACAGGTGAATTCACTGGTTCGCTAAGAATAAGTCAATTAGTGGGTGGTAATATCTATGAAACATTGTTAGTTGATAAATGGAAGGCTCTTAATAGAAGAGTACGTTTTAATACTGAAAATAGTACAGGGACGATAGATCGTGAGTATTACTATGCATATGAAGCAAAAATCAATATTTTGCCTTCTGGTGCAAAACGATGGGTACAAGTTCCGTTTAATATTACTACATCGGACTACAGCCACATGGGAGAAAATGAGAATTTAACTTTGTACAAAAGAGGAAATTTATCTCATCTTGCAAATGGAAGTTTCTCGAAAGTGACCAATACGACATTCATTCTAAATGAAAATCAGCAATTAAATATAAAGTTATTGGCATGGGCTAAGAACGAACAAAGTCTAGACAAGCCGTTGATTACAACAATCCTCTATTCTACTTCAAAACTTTTAATTAAAGTGTAAAACCAGACCGCACCAAAGTGCGGTTAAATTTTTAAATCCAACCCTGATAGTGAAAACTGTTGGGGTTTTCTTTTACTAAAAACAAGGAGTTTTTATTATGACAACATTCAACAAAATCTTAAACCCAATGTACTCAGCGATTGCAAGTTACAGTACGCAAGAAGACGGTTCAATCAATGCGAAATACGTTATCGGTACCGGCACAGATAATGACGGCGTAGTCACGGATTTCACTCCGATTATCAGTGAATATAAATGGATTGATGCCGAAGCGGCAAAAGCGATTAACGACGCACCTTTTACTAAAGAGGACATTGGCAAAACGCCAACACAAATTATGCTTGCACGAATCTACAATCATTTGAAAGAAACGCAGCAAATTTACGTTTAATCACAGCCCTCAAGCTAGGGCTTTTTTATTGGAGCGAAAATGGAACAAATCGACTTAGAGATGGTTCGGGGCGACGATGAAGGTTTTACATTTGAGATTGTAGAAGATGATGAGCAAGAAAGTGCGGTCAATTTT